CTGCATCGCTTGCCGCTCGTCACGTTCTACCTCAGCCGCGCCGCGCTCGAGGTCAAGGCCGCACGCCTGCGCATCAGTCGCCGCACGCTCATGCGCCGGGTCGCAACCGCCGAGCAGCAAGTTCACCTTGAGCTGGTGTCTTGCACCTGCCCAGAAAGTGTGCCATAAGGCGGCACAGTGGCCGGGCTACCGGCGACAGAATCGCGGCACGGCACACACACACAGGTCCCACACCTAGGCCGGAGACCGCGCCCTATGCGATACGACGTGCGAGCCGACCTGCGCGAAGCCATGCAGAAGCTCGAGGGACTGCGAAAGGACCAGATCCCGTTCGCTACTGCTTTCGCGCTCACGCAGACGGCCAAGGACAGCCAGACAAGGGTCCAGCGCGAGATGCGCTCGGTGTTCAACAACCCGACGCCCTACACGCTCGCAGGCCTCTTCGTGAAGCCCGCGACGAAGGCCCGGCTCACCTCGACCGTGAAGTTCAAGGACGAGTCGGCCAAGGGTGTCCCGGCCGACCGCTACATCACCGTCCAGGTCGAGGGCGGAGCACGTCGTACCAAGGGCTTCGAGGAGCTGCTCATCCGCAGCGGGGTCATGCCCCCAAGCTTCTACGCCGTGCCCACACGGGCGGCTCGACTGGACTCCTACGGCAACGTGCCGAGGGGTACGCTGAACGCCATCCTCTCGCAGCTGCAGGCCAGCCGAGACGTGCTGGCACGCGAGACCCCGGCCAGCAAGGCTCGAGCAGCCAAGCGCCGCAACCGCAGGACGAGCCGCTACTTCACGGCTTACCCCGGCCGAGCGAGGACCAAGCATCTGCCGCCCGGGATCTACGAGCGCGTCGGCTTCGGCTTCGGCTCGGCGATCCGGCCGGTGTTCCTGTTTGTCGAACGCGCCCCGGTCTACAAGCCGCGGCTGCCGTTCTACCGCATCGTCGACGAGACGCTGCGGCTGAGGCTGGTGCCGAACTTCGAGCGCGCCTTCGAGCTGGCCGAGCGCACCATGCGGCCGGCGGCCTGATGTTGCGCCCCCGCCACGGCCTGCCGGGGTGTGGTGCCGACGCCACAGGGGGGTGTGGCGTCCCCGCCACAGGTCACGGGTCCTCCCGGGAAGGGCGGGATGCGGGTAATTCGGACCCCGGTGTGATTGTAGCGCCAGTGAAACACTAGCCGCCTTCCCGAGAATGGAGCAGACCGCTTGAGCCGAGGCATCGCCGCCCTTTCGCAAATCCAAGCTGCCACGCTGCTCGGCGTGACGCCGCGAACGCTGCGCGATTGGGCTGATGCGCCGCGCAACGGTGACGGATCATACCCCGGCCCGGCGATTGTAAAGTACTGGGCCGAGCGAACTTTCGGCACCGGCGGCGCGGAATCGCACCCGACGCAGCGCGAACGGCTCGCGGCAGCGCAGGCCGAGAAGGTCGAGGCTGAGAACCGGGTGCGCCGCGGCGAGCTGGTGGAGATCGAGCAGACGGCGCAGGGATGGGATGACATCGTCCTGGCGACGCGCGCGAAGCTGCTGTCGCTGCCCACGAAGCTCGCCCCGCAGCTTGTGCGACAATCGGACCCCAATGCCATCAGCCGCGCCATCGCAGACGAAATCGACCACGCTCTCGCCGAACTTGCGCGCGAGGATGGCGCGGACGATGCGGCTCTTCGCACCACCGCCGAAACTGACGGTTTCGCAGTGGGCGGACCGGTACCGGAGGCTTAGTAGCGAGGCGTCGGCCGAGCCCGGCATCTGGCGCACCGACCGTGCGCCGTACCAGCGCGGGGTCATGGACGCCGTCGCGGACGACACGGTGCGCGAGATCTGGGTGATGAAGTCGGCGCAGGTCGGCTGGACCGAGATCCTCAACAACGTCATCGGCTACCACGTCGCGCAGGACCAAGCCCCGATGCTGCTGGTGCAGCCGACGCTTGAGATGGCGGAGGCCTGGTCGAAGGACCGCCTCGCGCCGATGGTGCGAGACACGCCGGCGCTGAGTGAGCTCATCGCCGACCCGCGCTCGCGGGACTCGGGGAACACGCTCCTCCACAAGAAATTCCCCGGCGGCCATCTGACGGTCGCGGGTGCGAATTCGCCGGCGGGGCTGGCGTCGCGGCCGATCCGCGTGGTGCTCTTCGACGAGGTGGACCGCTACCCGGCCTCTGCCGGCACGGAAGGCGACCCGGTGAGCTTGGGCAAGAAACGCACGGCGACCTTCTGGAACCGCAAGGTGTTGGCGGGATCGACGCCGACCATCAAGGGGTCGAGCCGCATCGAGGCCGGCTTCGAGTCGGGCGACCAGCGGCTGTACTTCGTGCCGTGCACGCACTGCGGCGAGATGCAGCGCCTCGTCTGGTCGCAGGTACGCTGGCCGGACGGTGACCCGGCGGCGGCGGCCTATGTGTGCGTCGCCTGCGGTGCCGAGCTCGGCGACGCTGACAAGGCCGAGATGCTGCGGGCGGGTGAGTGGCGGGCGACGCGCGAGAGCCGCGGCATCGCATCCTTCCACATCAGCGAGCTGTATTCGCCGTGGTCGACCTGGGGCGAGATGGCGGTGGCGTTCCTCGAGGCCAAGAAGCTGCCCGAGACGCTGCAGACGTGGATCAACACGTCCCTCGGCGAGACTTTCGAGGAGCGCGGCGACGGTGTCGCGGCGGTGGGCCTCGCCGCGCGGCGCGAGCCGTACACGGCGCAGTCGCTGCCCGGCGGCGCGTTGGTGCTGACCTGCGGCGTCGACGTGCAGGACGATCGCCTCGAGGCGTCGGTCTGGGCGTGGGGGCGAGACGAGGAGGCGTGGCTCGTCGAGCATCAAGTGCTTCCCGGTGATCCCGGCAGCGAGTCGCTGTGGGCTGACCTGGACGCATTTCTGAATCGGCCGAGGTCCCGCGAGGACGGGCGGCAGATGCTGATCGAGGCGACGTGCGTCGACTCGGGCGGCCACTTCACGCAGCAAGTGTACGGCTACTGCGCGCGGCGCAAGGCGCGGCGCATCTGGGCGGTGAAGGGTGCCGGCGGCTTCGGGCGGCTGGTGTTCCCGAAACGTGCGGGGCGCGCCGGCAAGACGTCGGCGCAGCTCTACATCGTCGGCGTCGACACGGCGAAGGACGTGCTCTTCGGGCGGCTCAAGCGGGTCGTCGAACCGGGCGCGGGCTATGTGCACTTCCCGGCCTCGGTCGATGATGTCTACTTCGACCAGCTGACCGCCGAAACGATGGTTTATCGGGTGGTGCAGGGTCGCCGGATGCGTTCCTTCAAGCCGAAGTCGGCCGGGGCGCGGACGGAGGCGCTGGACTGTTTCGTGTACGCCTACGCGGCCTTCGTCGGTCGCGGTGGCGGGAACGTGCTGACGGCGCGGCGCGACCAGGTGGCGGCGGATGTCGCTGCGGTCGAGCCGGTCGTCGAGGACAAGACCGAAGCGGTGCCGGTTGCGCCGCGGCGAGTTCCGCTGCGTCGTCCGCCTCGAGGCGGCGGTGGTGGCGGGTGGATGAACGGTTGGCGCTGAGTGCGCCGAGGTGATGCATGGCTGACAAGAAAATCTCAGCACTGACGGCGCTGACGGCGGCGAACGTCGCTCCGGCGACGGACGTGGTGCCCATCGTCGACACGAGCGCGACCGAGACCAAGAAGGTCACGGCGAAGGATCTCGTCGACGGCGCGCTCAACGGCGGCACCGCGAACGGCGTCCTCTACCTCAACGGGTCGAAGGCGGCGACGAGCGGGACGGCGTTGGTGTTTGACGGCACGAACCTCGGCATCGGAACGAGTTCGCCTACGCGCAAAGTTTCGATTGTGGGCTCGGCCTCTGCTACCTACGCCAATATCAACTCTGGCGATAACACCTCGCTCGTCGGCATTTTGCTGGGCGGCACCTCCACGCCGTCCGCTGGTCAGTTGGTTTACGACAACACCGGCAACTCAATGCGGTTTTTTGCCAACGGCAGCGAGTTTATGCGCCTCGACAGCAGCGGAAACTTCGGCATCGGGACGAGTTCGCCTACGCAGCGGCTTGATGTCGCGGGCAACATCCGCGCCCTCAACTCTGGCGCAGATTCGCAAGTCATTGCGACCGCGCCGACTGATTCCTTCTCTCCGTTCATTCGTTGGGGCGTTTCCGGCATCCGCGACTCGGGCATCTTGGGATTCCCTGCGGGCGATGATGCGTTGGTGTACCGCAGCGGTGCAAACAGTTTCAGCACCGGTACGGAGCGGTTCCGCATCACCGCTGTTGGCAATGTGGTGGCAGGTGGTTCCGTTGCCCTCGCCACGACCGCGACCAACGGCTTTTTGTATGTCCCGACCTGCGCGGGTACGCCGACCGGAACGCCGACCTCCATCACGGGCATGGCACCCATCGTGGTCAACACG